GCGCTCGACGACTATCAGATCGGGGATCGAGTGATTGTTGATCGCAGTTCAACCCGGCCCAGTCCTCCGGGGATCTTCCTGGTTTGGGACGGGATGGCCCCCGTGTTGTCGAAGGTGTCCCTGATCCCAGGGACCACCAAGCAGCCGCACGTGAAGATTGAAAACGCGAACGGTTCGTTCGAGTTGTCCATCGATCGCGCGCAGCTCCTTGGACGGGTGAGGGGTGCCTTTAAACGCCGCTGAAGCGTTATCGGCGAGTATCACATGATAGCCTCCATAACACAAGGGGAGCGTCGTCGCGTGTACACATGTACATCCTAGCCCCGGAAATATCGCCCATTTTTCGGGGTGCGTCAACGTCGATCACAAAGCGTGAGTTAAAATTCGTTGCTAAGTAGTTGAAAGGGTTGAGAAACCGGGACAAAGCCCGGTTCCGCCCGTATTCCACGTTACAAATTGGTCAGCCAAGTAAGGCCAGGAAGTAATTGAATTTTTACGGTCGCCGTGGTCATGTACAGCACCATGTACAAGGGGTAAACGTCCGTGGTCAGCATTTACGAAAGACGGTGGGTCAGCCGGAAAGGTGAGTCAAAGACAGCATACCGCGTCTCCTACACCGTGGACGGCAAGCAGCGCCAGAAGCAATTCCGCACGCGCAGGTTGGCCTCGATCTTCGTGAGCCGCCTCGAAGGCGTCATCAACCAGGAGCGCGCCGAAGCGGCTGCGCAGCAAAGTCCCACCCTCGACCAACTGTTCCGTCAGTGGATAGCCGCACGCAAGGTCGGCGCGGACGGAAACCCGCCCTTGGAGCCCGGATCGATCTATCAGTACGAGACGGAATACCGGACGCGGATCTCACCTGCTCTGGGGCCCCGGAGGATCGCCGAACTCACTCCACGCGATATGCGTCAGTTCCTTAACGAACTGGCACATAGCGGCCTCCGCCGTTCCAGCGTGAAGAAAGTATTCGGTACTCTGAGGACGATACTCTCGTACGGGGTTCTCGTAGAGGAGTTGGGAAGCAATCCGGCGACCGGTATACGCATCAAGGCAGACAGGCGCCGTGAAGGCCTCGTGATTGCGCACGAGAAAGATGATATGCGAAAGATCATACAAGTAGCAGTTGATCTCGCCGTTTCCTCTAACAATCGGAAACGTAAGGAAGCGTGGGTCCTTGGAGCCGCCCTTCTTCATGTACTGGTATATGGTGGCCTGCGTATCGGCGAAGCCCGGGCTCTCTCGCGTGAGCACATTGAATGGGATAAGTGTTGCATACATATCAAGCAACGGGCCGACGCGTGGGGCCGCATAGGGAGGCCGAAGAGTGCTCGCAGCAGCCGTAAAGTGCTTGTTCCAGATGTCGTCATAGAGTGGCTGAAGAAGCTTCGGGACCTTCACGACAGGCCCTTGCTCTTCTCGACCCGCTCCGGGCGCCCCATTGATCAGCGGAATATTGCCCGAGCTATTTGGCATCCGCTTCAGCGGCTCGCCGGGGTCCCCGTTCTCAGAATTCACTCCACTCGACACTTCTACGCATCCTTGATGATCGACAGCGGCATCAACCCCAAACAACTCTCACAAGACATGGGCCACCACTCGGAGGCCTTCACGATGTCCGTCTACGGCCATCTGTTCAAAGACGCAGGCGCCGACGAGCGCAACCGCGCCCTTAAAAACTCTGCCGTTCTGTAGCTCCTGTGCAGAGCGGATCTGACGTTCGCCCGTGGTAGAACACGCGCGAAAGAGGCGCGGCACGATCCTCTTCGAGATTGTTGACCAGGACGCGCACTTCCGTCCCGACCGGCGTCGCGAGGGCCCGGAGAGGGATGTCGACCGTGAACACCTCGATCGCCTGTGCCGTGAACGTCTTGGGCGCGAACGTCAGTGTCAGTCTCCGCGTGTAGGGAAGGTGTTCGATCGAGACGACACGCGCGACCTTGCGGACGAAACGCTTCGACATGAAGACGTTCATCGTGTGGCCTGCCTCATACTCGGGACACACACGGCGGCACTCGACGGCGCCGAGGCCTTGCATCAGGAATTGAGCCTCGGCGTTGAGATAGTCGTGGTAGTTCATGCAGCCGATGCCGAGGCGGTGCATCCACCTGAAGCGTCCGACGTTCTCTTCGCCGATCGCGTCCTCGACCGTCTTCTCCAAGAGCTGCATCCGATGCAGCCAATTGCCCGGCGTGTTGTAGTCGATCACCCAGACGTTCAGCGGCTCGCTGAAGGTGCCGACGCGCTTCTGCCCGATGCCCTGGCACTGCGTCTGTGCGAACTCGCTGCGGATGTCACCGAGGGTCAGATACGCGTCCGTGCCGTCCGGCAGGCCTTCCATCGCCTCGATGATCTGCGGCAGCACCATCTTCTTGCCGCTCTCGGAGACGATCGAACGCTTGAGCTTGTGGACGTGCACGCCGTAGGTCTTGGGGTAGACCATCAGCGGCCATCCGCGCAGATCAACCGACGTGCGCGCCGCCCACTTACAGTGGATCGCCCACGTCGGCGCGTGCGTCGTGCCCTTAGGTTTTGGAACGCGTCCGCCGCTCGCTTTCATCACGCAGGCTCTTCGAGCAGGAGTTCGACGAGCGGGATCGAGCCCCACGACTCCGTCTGGAACCCGTCGTGCACCGCATCCATGTCATCGACGTCGAACCGGACCGGCACGTCGAACTCTCCCGTCACGCGCACGATGTGCCCGTTCGCCGGGATCACGGACGCGCCGAACGTGATGATCCCGGTGGTGTAGTCGAGCGTGCATTCGGTCGGCCCGGGCGAGGCGTTGTCGATCGGGACGTTCACGGAGTTGACCGTGACCGACATCGTACCAGACACAGGTTTGAAGATCCGACGTACGTAGGGGTTCGTCGTCCCATACGTCTTCGTGATCTTGAATTCATCTTTGGAACCGTCTCCTGTTCCGATGTTCTCGTTGGAGAGCTGGTAGTCCGCGTGGTCCTTGAACCGGAAGCCGATCGCGCGCCCGCGCATCTCGAAGAAGAACGTGCGGACGAGATCCATCTGCGACTTGTCGCGGATGCCGTAGGAGACGTCGTAGGTGTGGCGCACACGCGACCAGAGCTGCGAGCGCTGCTCGATCGCGCTGTAGCCCTCGAAGATATGCGTCTTGAAGCCGGGGCCGCCGCTCGATCCGTAGGCGATATCGTCAGGGAAGCGCGGGCTCTCGATGAACGCGACGGACGTCGACAGCGTCGACGGCGCGTGAGCCGTGCTCGTCGTCGTCGCGCCCGACTTGCACAACAGGTTGATCGTGTTCGAGCCGTCGTTCCTGGTCAGCGCCTGTCCGTACGCGAACAGGATCGCGCTGACGGTGGAGACGGTGAAGTCGAACGTGAACAGATGGTCGTCGTTGGCGACCGACTCCGAGATGTAGTCGGTGTCGCTGTCGTAGCCGCCGAGCGTGTCCTGCACCGCCGCGAGCGCAGTGCCGGTGTTCGCTGTCCACGCCGTGGACGAGCCCTCCGCGTTCGGCACCTTGGTCTCGAACCGGCAGTCACCCACGAAGTCATTGAGGGTCGAACCAGTGCCGTCGAGGACCAGGATCTTGCCGAGACGCGACCCGGTCTCTCCCGAGAGATTGAAGATCAACTGATTGAGAGACGTGGTGTTGCCCGTGCCGCGCCGGAAGTCGCCGGACGCCGCATTGATCACCGTGTCTCCGTCGACCTTCACAGTGATGGAGCCGCTGTCGAGCGCGGACACCTTCACCTCGATCGTCTGCCAGACGTTGTACTTGAGGACGCCCGGCGCCGACGCCGCGACCACGACTGCGACCGCTGCCGCGTTCAACACCTGGATCGCACCAGACGCGGTTGCTCGAAGCGTGAAATGGATCGAGGACGTCGTGGCTTCCGTGCAGCGCAGGAAGTCTCGCGTCGAGAACTCACCCGGGGCCGTGTAGAGATCCATCATCACGACGATGGTGGAACTCGCGCCGATCTTGTTGACCAGTGGGAGCTGGAGGTTGTTCGTCCCCGCCCATTGGATACACTTGTTGGAGAAGCGTCCCGTCGTGACGATGGAGTTCGACGCGCCCGCCGCCGTGTAGTTGTCGTTGAACGTGGCGATATCAGCGTAGCCGGTCGTGCCGCTCGCCTGCTTATCCCAGTCTTCCGCGAAACAAACACCCATGGTTCACCCGCTGACGATGGTGAACTGGACGGGCTGCGTCGAGCCGCCGCCCGCCGACTCGTTGACAGACCGGATGACCTCGTAGGCGAGCATGGTGACGCGGCACTCCGCTTCACCGTTGTGGACAACCTCGCCGACGATTTGCGTCACACGGCACTCCGCTTCACCGTTGTGGACAACCTCGCCGACGATTTGCGTCACACGCGCGTCCGGGGCGACCGTGTACGCGACGGTGACAGCCTTCTGTGTGACGCGTGCTGCCATTAGCTCACGACCTCCACGCCGATCTCAGCGGCGTTGATGCCACCCTGCGTCCACGCCGACGACGTCGAGGGATCGGTGTAGAACGTCCCCATCCGGTGCCACACGTAGTCGGTCTGGAGAGACTTGGTGTCGCCGTCGGCAGTCGACGAGCTGCGCCGTGCGTAGGCGCGCATCGTCTTCACGCCCGCGTCCGACTTGCGCGCGAGCACGCGCGCCACCAGGGCGTGGATTGTCGTGGGATTGGGCCCGAGGTTCTCGACAGCGAAGCTCTCCTTCGTCGTCGCGGCGCTCGCCGAGATGTAGGTGGAGTCATCGTCGGGAGCACCGAGCGTATCGTCCACGTCCGTGTCGTCGCCGGTCCAGCCACTGTCAGTGCCCACGCCGTTGACGCGCAGCGTGTTAATGCGGCAGTCGCCGGGATAGCCCGTCATCGACGAGCCCTGGTTGTCATTGATGATGACGTCGTCGATCCAGGCGTTACCGTTGGAGCCGGAGAAGCCGATCGCCGCGAGACCGCTGTCGGCGTCGTGCGTGTCGATGTTGGAGGCGGAGGTGAGCACCACGTTGCCGTCGACACGAACCTCGATCTCGCCGGTCGTCGCGTTGGTGCCGGTGGTGACCTTGCACTCGACCCAATGCCAGACGTTGGCGGTGAGCGGGTTGCCTGACGACGTACCGACGCCCGTGCCGTTGCCGTCGAGCGCGGTGATGTCACCCGTCGTGTTGTGTCTGAGCGCGAAGAGCTGGTTGCCGCCCACGGTGATGCCGCGCAGGAACAAGTCGGTCGCGCCACCACCACCGTCGTGTTTGTAGGCCCAGCCGATGTAGCAGACGTGCCCGCGTGTCATCGTCGCCGGGAGCGCGATGTAGGCGTAGTTCGCTTGCAGGGTGTTGACGAGACAGCCGCCGCCGAACCGACCGAGCGACGACGAGAACGAGATGCCTGACGCCGTGTTCCAGCCCGCGCCGTTGAGGCGCGAGAGGTTGGCGTAGAGATCGAAGCCGTCAGCGACCAGGAGACTCATGTGACTGAATTCCTCAGGAAGGCGTCTTCGAGAGTGCTCATCAAGCTCTCGAAGTAGTTGAAGGACGGCTGACGCCCCGCGCCCGCTTGCTCGATGCTGTGAGACAGTAGCGCAAAGTCCTTGGCGAACTTCGGGTCGTGATACCTGAGATCCGTCCACAGTTGCGCCGCGTGCCGCCTGCCGCATTTCGTGGGACGGCCTCCGACTGGGAAAGGCCCGACTGTCACCTCTGGCGTCTTCACAGCGGGCGGCACCCACTTCCCCTCGGAGAACGTGTGACCGTTCTCCAGGAGATAGTTCACCGCTGCCACGCGCATCTTGTCGATCGACATCAGAGCCCCACGCCGAACCAAATCAGGATGCCGTGGATGACACCGACCGGCGGGATGAAGACGCCGAGCGCGCCGAGGACCATCTGCCCGACCGTCGCCGGAGGCGTGGACGAAGCGAGCGTCATGATGATCCAGATCACGTGCGTGACCCACGCGGCGAAGCCGGTGATGAAGGCGAAGAAAGCCGTGACAGTCCAACCGTTGATCATTAGAGAGCCCTTGAACCCGCGAACATGATCCCGATATTCGCCAGCGTCGCGTCCGCTGGCGAAGGTGCGTTCAACGTCAGGCGGTCACCCGCCGCGACGCTGATGGCGGAGCACGTGCAGGAGAAGACGCCGCCCGTGCTGATGTTGATGGTCGCGACCGGGGACCCGTTCTTGGACAGGGTCAGTGCCGCAGTCGAAGTGGGATTGGCGCCGACGTGCCCACGGAAGCCAGCGAGGTTCGCGGCAAGATCGAATGCACGGACGGCGACGAGCTTCATGATCTCCAGATTGTCCGTAGGAAGCCCGTTGAAGTAGGTCCCGAAGTCGTAGGACCCAGTCGGGGATGCAGACAACGCCAGGAGATACATATCCTGGTAGTTCTGCCAGATCAGGCCTTGCTTGCCCGGGAGAAGCGCGACCGTTGCGCCCGAGCCCGACGACGCCTTCACCGTAGCGGTGTAGGTCGTGTCCTCGTTGCGGACGGCGAACACGCGCTTGGCGTTGTTGCCGCCGATCGTGGCGGGCAGCGTGATGTCGAAGTTCGCGGACGCACCCGAGGCGCGGAACACCGCGTTGCGGGTCGCCTGCGCTTCCGTGAGCGCCCACGGACCCGCGCCGATCGACGTGTTCGCGAGACCGGCGTTCCCAGCCTGCTCCAACGCCTGGATGGCGTTGTTGATCGTGATCGTCTTGTTGTTCTGGGTGTCGCCGACTTCGGGGATGCCCAGAATGGGTGTGTCGCTCATTCTCGTTACCTCAGGTCACGCCGATCGGCACGTTAAGTCTTAGGAGGGATCGCGAACTGACGCGTCACGCCGTACTGCTCTCCGATAACCGATCCTGAGTGAGCCAAACTCACATACAGGGTGTCAGTGGTCCTGTCAAACCCGTCAGCGGTCTGTGTCGCGTCGTCGTAAACGTAGGTGTTGGTCGTCAGCGTCAGCTTACGGAGATACGTGGTCTGGTCGGAGTAATCGAACGTCGTCGGGTCCGTGTAGAGGTACATCGTGTACTCTTCCGGCTCCGTCTCCACCCAGCCCTCCGGACCATCGTCGGGCAACTCGTTTCCGTAACGCGACCGACGCTGCCACGACATGGTGAGATCGGTCGAGCCGTACACGGCGTTCCAATCCGTGACCGCGCGGGGGCGCAGGTTGAGACCGATCCACTGAGAGATCGGCTTCGACTGATACGGATTGTTCGATCCGGTGACCGTGAGCTGCACGACCTTCGTGGTGGTGTCACCACGGTTGATCTGGCTGACGACGATCGACGTGGTGTCGAACTGTCCTGTCGCGTCAGAGAGAAGTACGAACGGCTCGCCCGAGATGTGATTGTTGACGGTCGGCTCGGTTCCGAACTTCGCGCGGTTGATGTTGGTGAGCTTGTACCGTCCGTCCCCGAGATCGGTGACAGTCTGGAACTGGATCAACTCGCGCCCGACGTAGGCGAGGTTGATCGAGGCGTCGTCGATCATCGCCGCGAGAGACGGCGCACTCGCGAGTGTGATTGGACCCGGGTTGACGAGCTGGATGATCAGCTCGCTCGCGAAGTCAGTCGACGACCATGCGGTGGTCGGGTTCAACGGCGTCTCGACCACACCCCACGTCGGGAACGTCTTCGGCGCCGCGACGACGCGCTTCTCTACGCCGTTGTCGATATCGATGACGAGACCACCCGACGGCGGCGTCAGCGACCGACGGTTCAACAGCGCCAGGAAGATCAGGTAGGTCTGCGACGTCGCCGAGATCTCGCCGTCCGTACGCCCCGGGATGTGAAGGACGATCGGGTCGACGCGCGGAGTAGGCGGGTTCAACTGATCGGTCTGGTAGCGGCCGGTCGCGCCGAACAGATTGACGGTGTCATTGTAGATGTCGGGGTCTTCACGGGACGCCGTGATCTTGACGTTGCGGTCGTTGCCCAGCTCGACGGTGCGGATACGCATGACCGCGTCGTCGGAACCGTCCTCGGTGATCGTGATCACATCGGACGGATCGAGCCTCAGATGTTTGGGAGCGGCAGTGAACTCGTACTGCTCCAGATAGGTCAGCTTCGCGTAGAGCAGGATCTCCGCGAGAGACTTGGCCTTCTGAGCATCGAGAACGATCGGCACCGTGACGTCGATGGCGGCGTCACTGTCGAACTGCGTCTCCTCGTACTTCGGGAGGTTGACGTTTTGGACGTTGTTGTCGTAGTCGCGTTCGATGTCCCGGTAGGTGAGATTGATCTTACGCGTGCCGACGAAGTCCTCGACCTTGGTCGCTTGCAACCAACCGTTCTCGTCCGTTTGGCGAAGGTCCGATGTCGGGATCTCCTCGACCGAAGCGGAGCCGCGCGAGCGGTAGTTGATGCGCCCGTCGGTCTCGATGATGTCGAACTTGAACACCTGCGCGAGTTCGCTGAAGATCGTGCGCAGCGACTTGCGGTTGTTGATCGTGTAGCCGTCGAGCGTGAGAGCTTGGAGATCGTCGACCACCAGGAGATCGGAAGAGATGCCGACACGCTGGAGAAGGTTGGTCACGATCGAGGAGACGGCGACGTTGGAGCGCGACAGGCGCTTCAAAAACACCTTGGTCAGCCGCTTTCCGGTCGTGGTGGTCAACCACGTGAGACTGTTCTCCGCGCCGTTGTAATACGTCATCGCGCTCAGCGCCGTGTTGAGCTGCTGCGCCGTGAAGTCGTCCAGTACCAGCTCCATGTCGCCGGTCGTGGTATCGAGCTGCCAGAGTTTGTTATTGGTAGCATAGACGCCGAGCTTCCCATCCACGATGTCTGCGTTGTGTACGTGAGGGACGATCGTCCAGCGTGTCGACAGGCCCTTCTTCCACACGACGTCGCCAGTGAAGGGCGACCACTTCACAATCAGGTCCGGAGAGCGCTGGCTGTCGATGTAGAGGATGAAGCAGTTGTCGCTCGGGTCCAGTGTCGCCCACTTTACCGTGTGCGTGTAGCCGGAGCCGTTCAACTGATCATACGGGATGCCGTCCGTCATCTCCGTGAGTGTCGGACTGAGTAGGGACGCTGCCGTCGTATTGTCGTTCAGTGTCACACGCTGGACGGCGATCTTATCCTTGTCGGTCGATGACCAGGAGAAGATGAAGACGTGTGTTCCCGCCGTCGACCCGCCATCCGCGAACTCGGGAACCGACTGCTCGAAGGCGTCACCGATAACTGCGGAACAGATGATATGATTGATGTACGTGATCTGATTGTTGATCGTCGAGCGGAACTTGACCTGGTTGTTGGTGTCGATCGTCGCGAACCCGATCGACTTGTTGACCGAGCCTGTCACCACCAAGACAGGCGCCGGCGTGTTGTAGTACGGGCTCACGCCAGGAACGATCGTGACGAATTTGGGGGCGCCGAAGCCCGACGAGTTGTGCGCGGTCAGCGTTCCGCCGGGGCCGAACGTACAGTCGATTGTCCCAGTCTCGGCGTTGATGATGCGGACGATGCCCTGGTTGCCGTCCTGAGACGCCATCACGATGTGACCCTGTGGGGTCAACACGCCGCGCGAGTTGTTGAACTCGGTCTGATTGATGTTGTGTCGCGTCACGATTTCAAGTTGGCGGATCTCTTCGAGCGTGTTGCCATCGATCAGGATGAAGCCGCGCTTAGAGTTGTCCGCCGTGTCACGTCCGCGCACCACGAAGTAGTCGTAGTTCGGGTCGTACAGAAGCCAGTTGGCGTCGATGACGGCGTCGAACTTCTGCTTCGGAGACGGGAGATCCCAGTAGAGACGCGGGTAGAGACCGACCGTGTTCGACAACACTTCGACCGTGATTGGAGGTACGGTCTTATCGGCGATGAAGTTCTCGAAGAGGATGTAGGACAACCCGCGATACGCGGGTGTCAGCTCGTATCCCTCCTCGTCCGCCATCACACCCTCGGGGAGTTGCGTCTCCGAGCCGTTGAAGATGGTGACCTTCGTGATGCGCTCCGCGTCGGACAGCGATCGCAGTGGGCTGTCCGCCGACGTGAGGTCGACTTGTGCTCCACCGATGAAGCCGTCCGCGTTCGGTTGCGCCACCCCGTTAGCGTCCACCTCCACGGTGTTGTTGATGATCAGGTCATCACCGATCCACACACGCAGCACCGCCTGCACTTCGCCTTCGCAGAAGCCGATGGCGAAGTTGCAATATTTATAGGTGTAGACCTTGTCGGTCGTGAACGAGCCTTCCTTGAACCCGGAAGACCAGAACACGTTGCCACCCAGCCGGTCCGCGCCGAACACGATCGGGATGAACTTAGCGTACTGTGAGACTGAGAACTGGATGCTGCCATTCAGGACCGACGAGGAACCGTAATCCCGAGACAGGCTGTCCGTCGTGTCAGAGTCGTCGTCATCTGCTGTCGACGTCTTCGGCTTCTGGTTGTTGTATCTTCCGTCGTGGGCAAGGTCCGGCTTACCGACGCTGAACTTCGCGCAGCACATCACGCAGACGGCTTCGCACAACGTCGCGCCGAACCATCCCGTACCTGCGCCGGGGCAGCACTCTTCGACCGACTTCGGCCCCTCGATCTGCGTCAGTCCGTTGAAGCTCATTACGCCACTCGCTTCGTGGGGTCATCGACCACGGTGTCGCCGCCGAGCTTCGACACAGCCGCGCGAAGCTCCGCCTCCAACTGCTGCGCGATCTGCTTAGACGATTGGCGGAAACTGTCAGCGTCCTTGGCGACAACCGTCATCTCGACTTTGATCACGTTCGTCTGGCTGCTGCCACCAGCCTCGTAGCCCGCCGGTATGCCGTCCGGGAAAACGACCGGAACAGAACGACCATCAGGCAGCGGGATGACCGCCTCGTTCGGGTGCAGGATCGCGAAGAAGCCGCCGCCCTGGAGCATGCGCTTCTCTTCTGCCGACGTGTTTGGCGTACCTTCCTCGTACTGCGGAAGACCCCGCGCGTCGCGCCACAGGTTCGGAGAGCCGAGCCGTCCGCCAGCGTTCGCGATCCTCTCCCACTGTCCAGTCTCTTTGTTCAGGCCGTAACTCACTTGGTCGCCATAGCCGAAAGTCTGAGAGTATTTGGACTCTCTTTCACCACCGCCGATGGCGTTGAAGCCAGCACGGCGGTATCCGCGCTTGTCAGCAGGCCGAGACGTCGCGGAACCGTTGGTTGCAACGTTCCCGGTCTGAGACGAGGACGATGACGACGGCGTTGAAGACGAGCTGGAGCTGGCGCTGCTGATCGCGCTTGAAATCGAGGACGACAGCGAAGACAAGCCGTCGCTGAAGGCCTGACTGAGCGCAGTAGTGCTGGCATTGACCGCCTTCGTGATGTCGTCGAACTTGGTCGCCTGGGCAGAGAGCAGCGTCACCGTCTGCTGCGAGTAGTCGTTCTCCAACAGCATCGCCGAGCGCATCACACCCAGATGATCGATCATCTGCTGCGCGTACTGGTCCGACTTCGCCCAGTGTTCCGTCGAGAGCTGCGTGAAGAGATCGAAGGACTCCCACACGCGATAGATCTCGCTCTTGATCTCCGTCTGGAGAACGAAGTCGAGCTGCGCGAGCGACAACAACTCGGTCAGCACGAGGCCGATCGCGTTACCACCACCGCCGGAAGCGGGCCCGCCGGACGTCGCGATCGGGATCTCACCACCGCCGGTCAGCGGAACGACAGCCTCGTTGCTGTGGAGGATCGCGGGGATACCGCCGCCCGCGACTGATGCCGACAGAGAGTTGGTCGACGGGGTGCCTTGTGCGAAGCTCGGCGCATTCGCGAACGCGCTGATCGGAACAGACCGCAGGCGACCCGTCCCGAGGTGAGAGATACCGCCGCCGGAATACTCACTCGTCGTGACTTCTCCGCCGCTGACTTCACCACCCCCGCTCTGCGCTTTCTTGGCTGCAGCCGCAGCCGCAGCCAGACGGCGATAGGCAGCCGCCAGCGCGTCGATCTGTCCAATCGCCTGTCCCGCCGCTGTCGCCGACGCGGAGATGCCGCCCGCGAGCTGCTGCGTGGCCGTTGCCGCAGGCGACGCGGTCTTGTTCAAGTTGCCCATGTTGGTCGCGAGCTGGTCGGTCGGCGTCACCGCCTCTCCGGCCTTGTCCGCGATCGAGCCCGTACTGGTGGCTGCACTGTTGAGGCCGGTCGACGCCTTCTGCGACTCCGTCCCGGCCTTCGTGATGATGCCAGCGAACCGGTTGCCGCTGTCCGCCGCCGAGCCTAGATGCTCGTCGAGACTGGTGCCCTTCTCGTCGAGCTTCGTCATGCCGAAGCTCGCTTCGGTCGAAGACGACGCCACCATCCCGAGCATCGTGTCGAGGTTGCTGGAGCTGGCACCGAGTGCGTCGATACCCGCCTCCAACTGCGGAGACACCGCAGCGGTCGCCGTGATCTTCTCACCGAGCGTCTGAACGGCAGTGCCCGCTGTACTGAAGCTAGAGGCAGAAGTGCTGGCAACAGCGGCCGTCGACTGAACGGAGCCTTTGAGGCGCTCCAGCGCAGCGTAATACTGGTCGACCTTCTGATTATAGGTCGAGTCACTCATGAGCCCGAGCGCGTTGAGTAGCCCGTAGAGGGAGATCTTCGCGTCCTCGATGACCTTCCCCCAGCCGCCCATCGCCTGTGCGAGATAGTTCAGCCCACCGACAACGGTGCCGAGGAGGATAGGCCAGGGACCCATCGCCTTGATGAGAACACCGACAGCCGTCGCGGCAGTCCCCAGCCACGCGCTGACCGGGATCTGGATCAGCGACCCGAGAGCAACCGAGACGCCCATCAGCGCAGACGAGAAGATGTCCCAGTTCTGCCCGACCGTGCCGATGATGCTCGCCATGGTCCCGAAGACCGTGCCGATCCCCGTACCGATACTGGCAATCGCCTCACCGAACGGCGTCAGGTTTCCGGTGAACTTCTCGACCGTCTGTCCGGTCGAGTCCGTCTCCGTGCGAACCTCCATGAAGGCACGCGTCAGCGTCCGCAGGCCCTGAAGCATCGCTTCGCCCACGTTCTTACCGAACTCGGCCTGCAGGATCTCAAGACCGGTGCGCAACTGGTTCATCGCACCGATCGGTGTCTTCAACGCTTCCTCGACCGTCTTGCCGTACTTCGACTTCAAGACTTCAGCCATCTTCAACAGCTCAGCTACGCCGAGCTGTCCGGCCTCCATCATCTTGAAGATCTCAGCAGACGTCTTTCCGGTCGCTTCCTCCATGATCCGCATCGCCGGGATGACACCGTCACCCAACTGCTGCGTGAATTCTTCCGCCGTGATCTTGCCCTTGTTGATCATCTGCGTCAGGGCGCGGAAGGTACGCGCGCTCTGATCTGAGCTTGCGCCGAGCGCAGACAGCGCCGTCGAGAAGCCCTCGAAGATCTGCTTCGCCTGCTCTGCTCCACCCTCCTTGCCTTGGAAAGCCTGCCTGAGGCTCTGGTAGCCTTTCAGTGCCTCGCCCAGCGGGATGCCGAGGTTGATCGCAGCCGACTTGACGTACGCCAACTCCTGCGCCGCCACCTGTCCCGAACCAGTGATGCCGGTGAGCTGGTTCACGAACTGCGTAACAGCGCGCGAGGCCTCCCAAGACGACGAGATGAACTGAGCGAGGCCGACGCCACCCAACGAGATGCCGAAGCCCGCCGCGAGACCGCTCGCCGTCGAGAACGCGTTGCCGAGACCCCAGACGCTCTTGGAAGCCGACTGGGCCGCCGTGCTGACACCCGTGACCTGTGAGACGGTGTTGGTGAGGTTGGGAGCCTGTACGCCTTTCAGCGCCGACGAGAGAGCGTTGGCGCAGCTCGCCGCCGTGGACATCGCTTGCCCCATGGCGGTGAGGCTGGAGGAAACCGAACTGAGCCCCGGCGGGATCTTGATGCTGCCAAGACCCGTCGCAAGCTGCTGAACGCGGCTGACGAGGGTGTCGATCCTCACCGCGCTCAGTCCCTTCAATTGCGTCGCAATCGTAGAGATACTGTTCGTCGATTGGCCCAGCTTATCGAGGGCCGACCCGAGCTGCGTGAGACCATCAATCGAAGACTGCGGAAGCCCCTGGAAGCCAGCGATCGTGGAGAGGGTCTTTTCGAGGCCGCTGTTCTTCGGCATCCCCTCCAGTGCGGTCTTCAGGGTCGCGAGATTGTCGTTGATCTCTTTGATCGCCTTGGCAGCATTGCCAGTATTGATGACAAGATCCAACGACATTCTCAGCGCCTCCGGCGTCTACTCTGCTGGCGCTGGCGCGACCGCTGCGCCTGCTCCTGTTTCTTCCGCGCGTTAGCGGCTTCCCGCTCCCACGTCTCGATGTAGAACTTGTCGAGAGCGCCGATCACGCCCAACAACAAGTCATGGTCGGACGAACCGAACAGCCCGAGATACGACGCGTAGGCGTTGATCTCGGTGATCTGGATCGGTTGTGGTTGCGGGTAGCGCTGTCGGCGAGAGGCAAGCTCCTGCCACGCAACCCACAACCACTCCGTCCCCGGGATCAACTGCGGGAGATCGAGCATCGGGGTCGGATTGCCCGCCGCCCGCAGTTTCTCCAGGTTCGCGAGCTTCTCCGCACTGAGCTTGTGTTTCGTCCAGTGCTGGAGAAGGCTCAGGAGTTTCCCACGACCTCCGTCTGCTCTTCAGTTCGCCAGAAATCGAGCTGGTCGCACACGGTGTAGACGGCGTTGCGGAAGTTCGGCAGCTTCGACAGCAGCTCGTAGGCAGCCTCGGGAGAGAACTCGATCGGCTTGCCGTCGCGGGCGTGGATGCCCTTCCAGTCGACGAAGCATCCCTCGGCGAGCGTCGACAGGATGATCTTGTCCTGGATCTCCGCCGGGAGGACGCCGTTCTTCGCGGAGCTGCGGTAGCGGCGATTGAGACGCTGGCGGACCGCCATCGCTTTCTTCGACGACAGGCGGCGCAGCTTGACGCTGATGCCACCGGAGCCGAAGCCGTCGAACCAGCGACCGTCTTCCTCGGCGTTGGTGTCGGTCTCGAAGACGTCGAAGATCGAAACCGGAAGGTCGGCGGTCTTGTCGAAGTCGCCTGCGTCGGGGTTCTTTTTGACAGTATCGGCAGTCTCGGTCATTTCATCCTCTCTTGGCTTATGGATAGAGCGAGGCGAGTACAGAACCCTCGCCTCGCTCTTCGTTGTCCGTATCCCCTAGTCCTGATGGAGGGAGGATCAAGAGACGAACGGACGAACGCTGCTGAACCGGTCGATCATGAACTGCGTGCCGGTGGCGGCGTCGCGCAGGGCGACGAACTCCATCTGCTCCATGACGTCCTGGTCGATGCCCTCTGCCGCGATCGGATCGGACGTGATCTTCAGCGCGGGGATCTTGAACACGTAGGTGTTCTTGTCGGCGTCGGTGAAATCGAAGCCGATCGAGATCGTCGTGTGGTTGATGAAGTCGTTGTAGAAGTCGAACGTCTGGAAGTAGGCCTCGATCGAGCCCGTCAGGTTGAAGCGGCCGTAGCCGATACCAGCCGGGAACTTCGAGCCGACAGCCTGCTGCTCACGCAGCGACGCCTCGCCGTTCAGCTCCAGCGACATGATCGCAGCCGTCAGCGCGACGCCGTTCTTCTTGGGCGTGCCGACGTTCGCAGTCGCATTCATCACGTCGGTGGCCGTGGTCGCGCGCACCGTGTAAGGCGACGTACCGATCAGTGTGGTCGTGCGCGGGAGCGTCTCGCGGCCCATGAAGGACCACGTCAGGGTGCAGATCTCGCCCGCCGACACGCTCATCGTGAACGAACCGACGCGCATGCCGTTGCGCACGAAATACTTGGCGACGTCCTCGAAGCCAGCCTCGATGGTGAAGCTCTGCTTGGTGATGTCGGCGAGCACACCCGGGTTGCGCAGGTGCGAACCCTTGATGACGACCGGCAGGGTGCCCGAGTTGGCGTCCGTCGACAGCGTCTCTTCGACGACGATGGTGTCGTCGTTCGGGAGAGAAGCGATCGTGTAGAAGCCGCCCTTGGTGGCGCTGCCGCCGGAGAACGCGGTGACCGTCACCGACACACCGGCACCGGTAGCCGAGATTGAGCCGCCGGTTCGCTTGTGGTTGGTCAGCGTCACCGTCGCCGTGGCGAGGGTCGCATTCTTGGCGAACTGCGCCATCAGTGCGGCGCGGAAGTTCTCCGCCTGGGTGGCCTCAGTGGCGCTGTAGGCGACGAAGATGTTGTTCTCGCCGATGAGCGCCGCGTCCGTATGGATCTCGAACACGAGGGTGTTGACGCCGTCGCTGACGCTGATCTCGTCACCAGCCGTCGGGTTCGTCGACAGGAACTCGATCGTGCCGGTCTCCTTGCCCAGACCCTCGACGTAGATGGTCTGTCCGACATAGAGCTTCTTGCCAGCGAAGCTATTCGAGCCGCCGCCGTTGATCGTATTGCCGCTCGTGAACGCAGTCGAAGTCGACTTCAGGATGACGTCGTTCGCATCGAGGAAGCGAGACTGCGCCGTGCCGGACTCGACAGTGAACGGAGTGCCCGCGACCGTGACGACGGTGTTGCCGCCGCTGAAGGCGACGGAGTCGATCAGGAAGTAGCCGTTGTTGGCAGCGTTGGTGAAGCCTTCGAGCTTGAAGTAGGTGTCGTCGAGAACCGCCGCCCGGTAGTCGCCGCCCGACAGGGTGACGGTGTTGTTCGCGGTGATGTCGACCGACGTGCCCTTCAACTGGAAGAAGGTCATCGGACGCGACCAAGCGCCGAGCAGGAAGGCCTCGAAGAACATGTCCGAGGACCCGGCCGAGAACTCCTGGTTGATCTCACCGGCTGATGAGGCGCCCACCTCGATCACACTGGAGACCATGCGGTCGGCGCGGATCTCTTCCGACGTCTGCGTCTGCTTGTCGGTGGTCAGGGACTGGCCCGTGAACCGAAGCTCCTCGGAAGTACCGGAAGCCGGGGTCGTTCCCCACGTCACTTCCTTCAAGATGCGCAGTGATGCGCGATTGGACTCTGCGCTCTGGA